CCTTCATAATAATGTAAAATTTTGTCATCAATTGCTTTTTTATTCCACAAATAATTTAACCAACAAGCAGCTTTGTACTTATTCCAACTAAAATCCATCGGTCTAATAAACACATTATGTCTTGCTAATGCTTCTCTTTGTTTAGGTGAAACAGCTTGACCCAGCCATCTTTTACCTTTCTTGGCACCATCACTATCCTCAATGCCTCTTAGAAAGTCATCAGCAGCTGCAATGGTTTGTTCTTTAGTTCCAACACTAATAATTCTGACACGACCTCTATCACGCTTTACAACGCATACAGAGATGTCATCTAAATGTGCTACTAATCCAAATCCGTTAAATCCACTAGCCATCATACAAATCTCATTCTCAAACAAGTCAAGCCACCTAAAAGGCGATCTATCAATCAAATCAACCTCTGTCATAGTAAAGTTTTCTAAGGCTTCTTTTTCTTCTCCGCCAAACTCATGTCCACAAATAGGACACTCACGACTTGATAAAGGGACTTCAGACTGACACTCTGGGCAGATTTTTAAAGGTGTGGCACCAGCATTCAGATGTGCATCTCCATCAAGATTAACGCCCTCATCTAAAGATCCATGTGTAAGCACACTTGTTCCAAAATCTAATACAATGCAGTCTTTTTTAATTAGTCCAGGATATTCCTCCTGGCTCACAGTTCTCAACCCACGACCAATCATCTGCACCATTGTTGACTTATATGAACATGGTCTAGTCAATACGATACAGCTAATAGGTGGTGCATCAAAACCCTCGGTTAATACTGCCACATTGACAACCACTTGAACGTCACCATGTTCCAAATCTTTTAAAATCTGTTTTCTTTCTTCTGATGGTGTGTCTCCAGTAACAATCTCAGCTCTAATGTTAGCTCTTCTAAATTCATCACATACATCTTGTGCATGATTAATTGTGCTGCAAAATACTACTGTTTTTCTTGTTTCAGCTTTGTCTTGCCATTCAGCTACAATCTTTTCGTTGATTGCTCTCTTGTTCATAATCTTTTCAACTTCTGACATATCGAAGTCTGTAACTGTTTTGCGAACGTTGGCTAAATCTTTTTGTACACCTACATCAATAACAAATGTTTTTGGTGGTACTAAAAATCCTTCTCTGATTAATGTGCTAATTTCAATCTGATGTGAGCAATTGGTAAATACTTTCTTTAAACCTTTTTTGTCACCACGATTAGGTGTAGCCGTAAAGCCAACAATCTCTACAGAATCATTAGCTTTCTTAACTTTGTTAATAATACGCATATAGGTATCAGCTACTGCATGATGACTTTCATCAACTACAACTAAATCAAAATGATTAATGTTACTTAAATTGTTCTCTCTTGATAATGTTTGCACCATGCTAAAGATAGTGCTTCCAGACCAGTCTTTTTCACTTCCATCTACAATGCTTGTCGTAATGTCTGGATTAACTCTTGAAAACTTAGTTTTGTTTTGTCTTACTAATTCATCTCTATGCTGCAATACTAAAACTTTGTTTCCAACTTTAAATCTTTTGCCTACCAAGGCAGATAACATAATTGTTTTGCCTGCACCCGTTGGTGCAACAACAATTGTGTTTTTATGTTTGTCTAAAGCAGTTGCAGCATCGTCTACTGCAATCTCTTGATATGGTCTTAAAATCATTGTTTGTTCCCTTGTAAATCGGGTAGCTTTGCGGCATCGGTGCCACCCAAACCGACTCTAGCAGACGAAGAAGGAGTCTTGCCGCTAGAAACTTGTAACCTTACTCCGTTTTATCCCCCTTGTTGGCCCAAGGAGCTGGTTTAAAACCATTACCTTGTGGCGGTGTTGAATTACCACCTGGAGGTGTTGTTGGCGGAGTAGGTGTATTAGTAGGTTGTCCACTTCCAATGTATTGATTCTCCCCCACACATAAAGTTCCTACTAACTTATTTTTGTCAGCATAACCATTTGTGCCTTTCTCAATACCAATCTTTGCACAGAACTCCATGCCATCCATGTCCTCAAGTCCATTGATGTTTCTTGTTTGCATGGCCTCTGGCGAAATGTCAGATTTAGACAACCCTTTGGCACTATCAATAATATCTTTGATGGTTTCTAATCCAATTTTTTTGGTATAACAAATACCAGTTTCTGGATCAATCCTACCGCCATCAAGCATAATATTTTGCCAAAATCTTCTTTTGTTGTATGGTCCACCCACTACAACAAATTCACATTCAATCCACTTCGTGCCACGCTCACTACTTTTGAACATTGGCTCTTGTGAATATTCTTTTAAAACTTCGCCACCCCTTTTAATAGTTAGGATTGTACGAGCAATAGTTCCAGCGGGAATGAGCTCAAAGTCTCCTCCACCACCGCCAGATGTTACGTTACTAAAATCAATCATTATTTACTCCCTTCGCTAGAATTAGGTGATGCAAAATTTAATTTTTTATTAGCATCACGACCACTGATTTTTGTTAATAGTTTACCTAAATGAGGCTCTTCTAAAACCTCTAATTGACCAGACCTATCTTTGGCTGGATAACCCCACTGATTTAGAGTTTGACATACAAATGCTCTATATGGTGGGTGCTCATCACCACCTGGCATAACAGCCATAGTGATAACCTCGTCAACAATGCCTGGAAGTTCACGACCAGTTTTTGAGCCTTCAATCTGTAACTCAAAATTAGTCCTTCCATATTCATCAACCTTTTCGTCAAGAATACCTACAAAGATAACATTCTTTGATCTGATGTGTTGTAAGTGAGTAAGCCAACCCATCATCTCTCGACCTTGCATACCATATACTGCTCTTGTATCAACCTTGCCCGTTCTATCAGATTTGTTATCTGGATGACCAAAGCAATATTGAAAACAAAGCCTACCAGCAACTGTAATACTATCGACAAAAATAGAATCATACTTCTTCATAACTTCCATTTGATCGCCATACATCTGTGATACTCTTTGAAACTCAATTTCACTATAAGGTTGATCTGGTGTTAATGCTGGATTAGGACCACCAAGAAAACAAGCAAAATCTCTGCACTCTTCCCATGTTTGTGGGCGAATAACATCAATAGGCCAATTCTCAATAGCTGCGTCACCAGCTTCTAAATCCATGAACAAAGTTGTATCGGGATCAAGAGTACGGGCAAGAGTAGTCTTACCCACACCACTTGGTCCACACACAACAATCTTATGTCCACGCTTTTCTTTTAAACGCTCTTCAGCAGAAATAATTTTAAGAGCCATTAGCAGCCTCCGTAATATCAACTGAAGTACCTACAACTTGAACAGTTCTATGCTTTTGTAACTTATCTTTTATTGCAGGCGGTGCATTATTATACTTACGCTCATCAATACTGTAAGTAATCTTTGCATAATGTTTAGCATCATCTTCAGACATATCGTTCATAAATGTTTGAACAAGACCCTCTTGATCCCAGGTAACTTTTTGTCTGATAGATACTTTAACTTTGTACTCTTCCTCGTTTAAAGTAACAGAACCAAAGTCTTTATTATCATCTCTTAACTTTTCTCTGGCTTCATTGCCAAATCTAAGTGCAAGCTTTTCATTCATATCAGCTTGTCTTTTCTTTAATGCCTCAAGCTGACTTTTGAGGTCTTCTCTATATCGGAAGACATCAGCCATAGGCATGGTCGTAAAATCTAAGTCCATAAATATTCTCCTTCTTGTTAAATTAAGCACTAGATACCTACAAGATAGGCATACATAACCTAATTGTCAACAAACTTTATTATTTTTTTTTGTAAGAGAGATGAATATCTATATTGTGTATAGCTTTCATCATCTTCATTTTTAGCTTAAACTCTGGTGTTAATATGCCTTTTGCATCTTCGACAACCAGTTTAGAAAGGCCATTTTCTTCTTCTAATAAATATCTGAAATCTGCTATATAATTACAAATTTTTACATCATTTATTGATAACTCATACTTTATCTGTCGTTCTAATTGTGTAACGATACCAGCTCTTTCCATAGCTTTGAGTTGTCCCCATCTCTCAGCTTCCCATCTGCTATCAAATTTTAATCCCATAGCCACAGTTTTTTTCGCAAAATATTTGTTGGTTCTTCTGTTCTTTTTGGGTATAAATGGGTATGAATAGGTCATGGAGGTAGTATAATGACAGACATATCAAAATTCAAGTCAATAGCTGTTGATATTGATACTTACAATAAACTAGAGTTGATTTGTAAAGAAGAGCGAAGAAACAAACGTCAACAAATAGGCTTAATGGTTGATAAAGAGTGTGAAAAATTAAATATTAATACTGAAAGTAAAGTCCTTGGATTAGGTGGACTCAATCGCTCTCATCCTTGAAATTAGGCGATTCGCTCTGTTTGGGACTTGTTTGTGCCAACGACTGTCTTCCATCTGAATTGCACATTCAGACCAGTTATTTTCTGCAAGTGCAGCACGAAACTTTTTAAATTTGGAAAATCTTGGACGACCAAGATTAAACATCATGTTCGCACAAATCTTTTGTGCTTCCTCTGGTAAATCGTCAAAGTTAGGAAATAACTCTCTGCATTCAATAATCGTTATCTCAATGTCTGATTGGAATAACTCATTAACTCTTTCCTCATCTATTGCTGTGCCAACAGGAAGTCCGTGTTCAGGGTCTGTTTCTCGAATCAAATGGCCTATCCCCAGCGTGGGTAGCTGAAGGTGGTCGAGATAGATTTCATACTTAACGCCCTCGTCAATTTTAAGCTCTTCTCTTAGTTCATCTATGTTCATCTGTTAAATAATCCTCCATATTGTTCTTTCGGCACTGACAATGGTGATCTGCCTCTAGTAGCAATAGCTTGATCTGTTGGACTTAATCCAAGTGTTGCACCTACGCCAGGTGCTGTAATATCTATACTGCCAACAGCACTTACATTTGATGCAGGCTGCACGTTAATAGAGCCTAGCCCTGTATTTGCCCTGGCTGGTGGCCTTCTATCTTCTGGTTGAGGCCCAACAGCTTGAGCAAGAACCTGTCGAGGTAACGCTGTGGTTATCTGTGCTCTAGTAATTCCTAAATTAAGTCTACCAGCTGCATCATTTACAGCATCAGCTACTCTGTCATTTACTACCTCTGGATTGTCTCTACCTGCTTTAGCTGCTTGAACATACTTTTTAGCTATCTCTGGATTAGATCCGATCATATTAAATATTTTTGCCTGTACAATTTCTTTAAATTTTTTGATTGGATTTGATGTTACAGCGGCGGCAGCTATTGTTCCTTCTCTTGATACATCACTCAAGAAATCTAAATCTTTTCCAAATTCTTTAAGAGTTGTAAACTCATTCTCTCCTAGTATTTCTTTTAAAACCTTTGGATCAAATCTATTTATATGTTTGAGTAAAGCTTGTGCTGTTTGTGAACTTGAAAAAACATTTTGATCAACTGCTGACAGTATATCTTCTACGACAAATTGTTTAAGGTTTTGCAAAGCCTCTGGATCTTTTTCAAAAAACTTTTTAATTTTTTTTGCTTCTGCTAAAGAAACACGACCAGGCGTTGCAACAATTTGTACAGCCTCTGCTGGGTCTAACAACCCCTGATTCATTCTGTTGACTAAGCTAATACTTTTTGTTTGTGCAAAAGCCTCTTTAGCCTCAGCTAATTCTTTTAAAGAATCTACAAGCGGTCTATTTTGTGCTGTGCCACGAGCAATAATTTCATCTAATATTTCTTTATCAAGCTTTTCTGTTCCTGACCTCGCAATAACTTCACCGAGGTTTTTTAGTTCATTCCACTGCTCTTTGAACAAAACCTTACCAACATCATCACCAAGTTTAAGTATTTGATTATTAAATAAAGTGCCGCTAAATTTACCAGATGATAACTCACCGCTTTGAGCAATGCCAGTTTTTCTAATTGAGTTTTCTAAGAATGATCTTGATAACTCTTGTCTTAAAACCTCTCCTTGATCTCCAACAGTCGTTATCAATTGTTTAAGCCTTTCAGGCTGATCTGATTTTAACACTCTGTTAAAAAATGTATCTATCTCAAATTTAACATTTGGATTGTTAACACCTAAATCTCTTACACTTCTAATAAGGCCAAATCTTTCTAAATCTTCAAAAGCTTTTCTTCCAGCCTTATAGGAGTTCATAGCATCTAGTCTAAGTTGTGATGCTTCTCTTATCTTTTCTTTGGCAGCGTTTGACAAACCTTTTAAGGCTTTCAAGTTAGTTAGGTTTGCACCATCGACAGACCTGTCTAAGGTGTTTCTTAATTTTGTTAAATTATCATCTAGCACTCTTTGAAACAAAGCGTTTTCTGACATTAAAGCATCATTCAGTTGTTTTCTTGCTAAAACTACTTGTCTAAAACTTGCCCTCTCTGGTAAAGCCCTAATAGCCTCAACTGCACGTTGAGTTTTGTCTGCAGTAGCTGCAATACCGCCAGCTTCTTCCACAACAGTTTCAAGAGATGCTTTAATTTCATCAGTAGGTACAACTCTTGCAGTTTGTGCTGATGCACCACCTGGTAATTCAACCTCTTTTAATAAGTCATCTACTCTTGCAAAATCAGATGCGGTCTTATTTTCAAACTTTATAAAAGCGTCATTAACTCTATTTAACAATCTTTCATTAATGCTGACATCCATGTCTACATTTTTTTGTATATAATCAATACTTTCATTAATAGCTTTTATTGAAGCCTTTGATGCGTCTGTCTGTGCTTTTTTTAATGCGTTAAATTGTTGCTTTGACAAATTACCAAATCCAACAGCCGCTGCATCTGCTTGAGCACCAATTAATTTTTCTATTAGACCATCTTTTTCTTTAAAGGCTGCGTCTAAATTTTTTCTTAATCTCGTATCGTCTCGTAATACATTTTCAGAAAACTTTTGCCTGTATCCAACCATTGCTGGTGCACCTATAGCATCAGCACTTGGTATATAATCTTTACTAAGTAATCTTTCTGCCCTAGCTAAATTTTCGCCCTCAAGTTTTGCTGTTGGACTGCTAACTCCTCTAGCCACCTTTGCTCCAGTTCCAACTAAAGCTCTACCAGCTTTGAATATTAATCCACCACCAAATTCAAAAGTAGCCGCTAAAGCAGCTTCTGTAGCAACATCTTTTGCCACTTCTTCTGCACTTTGCTTTTGTACGCCAAGTAAACTTTCAACGCCTTCTTCAATAGTTTGTCCCAATCCAGCACCTATACCAGCTCCTGCAGCAGCACCAGCTAAACCAAAAGGTAATCCTAATATTGTGCCACCTATAGCACCTACAGTTTCTGGTACAAATCCAGTTAAGTCAGCTATATCACCAAAAGAAAAACCCTCATCTTCTATAACTAAATTTTTACCCACAGGGTCTAATCCACGTTTACGTTGACCCTCTAATGTTAGTGCTAACCTTCCTTCATTATCTCTTGTAAAACCATCTGCTCCTACAAGTTTTGTTAATATGGCCTCTTGATCTTCTGCTGACTCACCAAATGACAATAAGGCTCTTAATCCAGAATCTGCACCAGTTTTATAATCAAAATTTTCTCTATCTTTGTTACTTATGGTATCACCAGCTTGCTCTAAACCTTTAAGCTGACCTAATCTCGGAGTTTGTTGTAAAACACTTAATATTCTTTGTTTTTCAGTATCTGTAGGTGTATCACCTTTAATATTAAATTGTTTTATATCACCGCTTGAAGGATCTCTTACTTTTATAACAGCCATTAGTCATCTTCATCCGAAACATTAAATATACCATCATCTCCTATTTTTAAACCTTTGTATTTATTTTCAAAAACAGGTTTTTCTTTTCCAGAATATCTATTTAAAGTAGTTAAACCATCTCTTATGTCTTGTTTTCCTTCAACAACAATCAATTCATAAACTTCTTTTAATGCAAGCTGTAATGTTCTTGGATCAGAAAAAGTTTCTAATTTACCAACAATTGCTTTTACTCTTTCTCTATCAGCATCAGATATAGTTTTACCAGCCTCACCTAAAATTTGTGGTGCTTTTTTTGCCGCTATGGAATCAAGAACATATAATACTTTAGCCTTGTCTGTAGCATCTGGACCACCTTGAAAACCAAAGGCTGCTGCAAAACTTGAAATACTATCCGCTATTTGTCCTGGAGCATCTACTCTTCCAGACTTGACAATATTGTAAGCTTTTCCTAAATCTTTTTCAATTTTGTTTAATCCATTGTCCATTCTTGTAAGTCTTTGGATATAAGTGTCATATTGATTTACATTAAAAAAACCTTGTTTTGGAGCATCAGGACCTTTGTAATTAGGATTTACATTTGCAACGTCAATTTGTAAATCTTTAGGTGCATCTTTAAATAAAGAAATTGGTGTATATTTTGCCATATATTTTTCACCAAATTCAGGTGTCTTAAAATAAGCTTCAGCAGCTTTTTTATATATTGCATCAGGCACGATTTCAAATTGCTCATTAAATTTTGCGTTTTCGTTAAGTGCATTAAGCTCAAAGCTGTTTAGCATAACATTTCGACCTTTTTCAAAGTTTTCTTGTAACCCTTTTATGCCACCAGTTTTACCTCTTGGAATAATATAATAATTTCCTCTATTCATGGCTGCTGCTTGATCTTCTTTTTTTCTACTTAATGCAAAAGCCCCAGCTTTCGCTCTTATGGCTTTAGCCTCGCTAACAGCTTTACTAAACTCTGGCATGGCCGCTTCTCCCGCCTCACCAACTGATCCAAGTATTTTACTTAAATTAAAACCTTTACCCGCTCTGTTTTGCATAAGTGCTAAACCAAAAGACATTAATGCTTGTTTAGTGTCAGGATCGCCAGATATATCTAATCCTGTAGCTTCTCCAAACTCTTTAATATAATCTTTATACTCCTTTGGACTTACGCCAGGTCTTGCTTCTTTTAAAAAAGAATCTAATGCACTTTTTGTAGCTTTTTGTGCATTTGTAAGTGCTTGGTCTTCTCCTGTGCCAGCTGCTGTTTCTAAATCTTTGTCTGTAAATGTATCTGTATAGTCAATATCTTGATCGGGTGCAGATGTATCTGTTTCAGCTTGTTTTTGTATTTTAGCAACAGTATCAGCATCAGCAAAATCGCCAGCACCAAACGCTCTGGCATCAGGCTGACTTCCTTGTAACGTATCTTGTATAGCTTTTGCAGCAGCTGATTGTAATCTATCTTGACCAACTTGCGTAAATATGTCTGAGCCAGGTATACTTGGCTCAACATTTGGTAAAAAAGGTTCTTGACCAGTTACTGTGTCTTTTGATCTGTCTCTAGCTGCAACTCTTTTTTTGAAACCTTCAGGTGATTCTTGAGATAATATGTCGCCAATGACATTACCAGTAGGGTCTGTAAAAGCAGATATTAAACCTGTCGCTTTTCTTAAATTTTCTAATCCAGACAACCCAATATTACCTATACCCTTTAAAATACCCATGCCTGTGGTTTCGCCAGGTGATGTTTGCAATTGTCCAATTGGTGATATAAACTTATCTTTTAATGGGCCTTTACCAGCCAATCCTTGATTATATAATTGCATAATTTCAGAGGCAGTCTTAGGTCTTTGAAAACCCATCAAATTTAATAATTGATCGGTATCTCCTAAATTTAATCCTGGAGTATTTCTAGGTGCCATATTTACCCTCTTTGTGCCGTAGGTCCGCCACTAAAAGGTGCTATTTGTGATAATGTTGTATATGCACCTATACCTTGCAAAAATGGATTTGCAGCTGGTTGTGTGGCTTGTGTAAATGTTGACGGAATACTTGCACTTGGCATACCTTGTAGTAAGTTTTGACCTAACTGCAATCTAGTAAAAGGCTCTTGTGCTTGTTGTAACAAGTTTGCTCTTTGTGCATCTAATTCTGCTTGTTGTTGTCTTTGTCGTAATGCACCCAATTGTGTTAACTGTGATATGTCTGCTTGACCTAATGCTTGCTGTAATCTTCCAATATCGCTTGTTGTACCAGCTAATGTTCCAAATGCCTGACCAAGGCCACCAGATAGTCTTCCAGCCTCTTGTGAGGCTTTTAAAGCCTGCCCAAAGCCCTGTGATAATAGTTTTGACAAAGTATCAGATTTAACTTGTTGCAAGCCTCTTTCTGTCTCTGCTCTTTGCACACCTTCTCTTGAACCACCAAAAGCACCAGACCTAATGGCTTGTTGAGCCGCTCCTGCTCTACGCATATCGGCTTGTCTATCAAGTTCACGAAGTGCAACATCAATGACTTGATCTTGAAATGGATTTTGAAATCTTGAAATAGATTCAGGTTGTAAAAATCCTAAACCACTTGTTAATGCTTGTTGTGCTGCAAGAGTTTGATCAGCTGCACCCTGTAAAAAAGGTTGAGCTTGACCAACCATATCTTCGCCTAATTCTGCAGCTCTAGCTGTAAGTGGATCTGTGCCCGCAATTTGTATGCCTGGCAAACCAAGAGGTCGATCTAATAATCCTGGCGTAGTTTGTGCTTCACCATCAAAAGTACCAAAAGCAGACTGTAATAATCTTTTTTGCAGACCCTCTAAAAACGGAGGTAATCTTTGTATATTTTCGTAAGTTTGTGTTGCCATTACGCCCTCGCCTCTAAATTACTCATCATGTCATAGGCTCTTTGTATACCTTTTCTTTGATTTCCATCTCCTAAACCTTTTACAGCATCTTTAGTCAAAACAAACTCTCCAGCCATTAGCATAGCTGGAACATCATCTTTCGTGCCAGACCCCTCAGATGGATCAATGCCACCAGTTCTTCTTGGAAAGTTCATAGGCCCACCATCTGCAGCATATGTTATACCGCCTAATTGACCTCCAGGACCACCAAAACCAAATGGTCTTGTTTCAAATTCTCTTTGTTGCTCATCGTCATCATCTCCAGCTAATAATTGTGCGATTAATCCAGCTGTAAGACCCTCGCCAACTCTTGTGTTTAACAATCTTGCTAATAAATTATCATCTCCAATACCTGCAGATTTTAATAACTCGCCACTAAATGTTTTAGGAGTTCCAGCAATTTTTTCTGCAGCCACCTCAACTGGAGGTTTATTTTCCATTATTTTTGCTGCCGCTTGATTTGTACCTCTGTTATCTAAAAATTGACCAGATCCTCTGCTCCCAGAAGGCAAATCTGAACGAACATTTGTTCCTTCGACTGGTGTTTGTTGACCAGAAAAATTGTCAAATGCCATACCACCTATACCAGCAAGTAAAGCATTTCGTACAGCATCTTTACTTTTTCCACCAGCTAATTTAGAAGTTATAGCTCCAGTGACAGCTCTACTGATAAAAGGATTAACTCCAGCACCAGCTATTCCAGGCCCTAAAGTTGCTCCTATAAGCACAGGTGCAATATCTTTTATTAGGTCTCCTAAACTCATGCTTTATATTACCTTACTTTTCATAATTCGTCTATGTCTTTACTTTAATTGTGCCGTTATCATTAAACAAAGCCCCCACTTCTAAACCTGTATCACTTGTCGGTAAGTCCGTCAAAGTAATCTTGGTACCTCGAAGTTCACCAGGATTTTGTAATTGAGTCACTAATTGACTTAAACTTCTTACCATTTCGCTAAAATATTGCGGATCATATTCCTCTGGTGGCAACGCAAAAGTTGGTGGTACTAATTGTCTACTCATCTATCTCCATCCGCTCTTAGATCTACTCTAACTGTTCCAAGTCTCCAGTTTACTTTCTCAGTTGTGCTTTCTACTCTAAGTCCAAAAGATCTTCCTCGCAATCTTAAATGATTAAGTTCCGTGGTTGATGATACAGTATTTGTGGATGTTTTGACAAACCCACCACCAGGACTACGTTGTGCTTTTAGTGAAAACACAGCTTGTTTATTGTCATTACTAATATCGCTATCGCTATTATCAAAACTAACATCAGGTAACATCCTTCTTAAAAAGACAAACTGATCTCCATCTTGCACGTCTATTGGACTTGACTCAATAAAAGATGTAAAGGCAGTGCCATCATTATCGTTACCTTTTTCATGATTGTACACAAGGTTAGAATCTGTTGCCATAGGGTATTGATAAACGCCTCTGTCTATCCAAGAAGTTCGTGCAAGACTGCCAACATACCAAATCTTTTGATCATAGTTATAAACAACATATTTATCATTCTCTCCAGTACCACCATTGGATATTGAATTTGTTTGTGACGGATAAAACCAAAACACTTCACCAAAAGCTGAGTTTACACCAGCATAAACTTTATTGGATTGTGTCTCATTAAAATCTTGAAAGACATGATCTCTAACTGAGCAAGGTATAACTTGTACACGACCATCATAAACATAGAAACGATCATAACCCATCCAAAAAACTGCATCACCCACTGCCACGGCACTGTTAAATCCACGAACAGTTATATTACTTGCAAGTTGATTGATGCCAAAAGTAAAAGGAGGACCTATGAATTGCATACTATGAACAGATGTATCTGTTAAAACAATCATTTCTCTTCTTGTTTTTACAGCATTGACGATCTCTGAGCCAGTTCCTATTCTTAAATCACCTGCTGTGTTTGTTGCAGTTGGTGTCCAAAAAAATGGATTCTCTTGTGAACTAAATCTAATTAACAATCTATCTTGTGCTGTTAGACCTATAGGATTTGCACCAAAACAAATAACATGACGATCTCTTTCAGATACAATAACTTTCCTAGATACTGTTGGTGCAGCGTCAGACAATTCTATTAAATTTTTTGCTCGTGCACTTAAGCCATTTGATTTATCCCAGTAAAAAACAAAACCATCTCTTTGATTAAAAATTAAGTCTTCACCAAAATTATCTTGTGACCATAAACGAAGTGTGCCACCACCAGCCGTTTCCGTAGAGGCAGAACCCCATCCATCTGCACCCCAAGTTCCAGCACCCCATCCATCACCTGGCACTACAGTATTAATGCCGATGTTAATTTGATATTCTGCATCTGCTGAACCCGCACTTGATAAAGTTGCTGCGGCATTGTCAGACAAAGTAATAGTATAAGTTCCTGAATCTGGCACAGTTACAATCTGATGCTCTGCATTAAGTTGTGTATTTAATGCTGTAGTTCCAGTATTTGCATTGCTAAAAGTTACAAAATCTCCAACTAAAGCACCATGAGAGGAGTCATTTACTGTTACACTTGTGCTATCAGTTGCCGATGTGAATGTTATAGCCATTTTAACCTACAGATATTGTTTCATTTCTAGTATCTTCTACAGTTACTGTTCCAACTTGACCAGTAGCAAAAAGATTAGCAGAAACTGGTCTTTGTACAGTTTCTACATTTACTGTTCCAACAGATGTAATTCCTAATATTCTTAAATTATTTTCTGGATTAGTTGACTTTACAGGATATATAGAGTTTATACTTGAGCCTCCAGAAGCAGATATAAATGTAGGGTCACCAGCACCATCAGTCTCTGGAGCACCAAGACCAGTGGTTCCTGCTACGCCAGTTACACCAAATGCGATTGTATTGCCATTTATATCAAAAACGACTTCGCCATTAACAACTTTTCTTCTTAAAGGAGTTATATCGTTATAACTTTCTGACTCTTCGATATAAAATTTAATCTCTGTGCCTACTCCAAGATAATTATTTCCTTCAAGGTTTGCCCAAGCGTGTAGTGATCTTGAAGTTCCTAAAAAAGTAGAAGGACTATATTTCTCCCAACCCCCTAATTTTTCTGGATAACCAAAACGAAAACGAACTTTATCACAATCGTTCCAACCACCTTTATTAGAATAAGACGTTGTCTCTTTGTTAATACCAGGTCTGAACTTTAAAGACGTTATTGGCATAATTTTTATTCCTCAGGCACATAATCTCCGACAGTTCCATAATCACCTGCCTTTGCTTTATTAAAAATTTCTACGCCATGTGGCTCTGTATCTGTGCCACTTGCTAAAAAAAGATAATAGCCATCGTTATCAGTCATTCCGATATCTGCATAATGAGAAAATTTACATTCTAAATTAATTAAAGTTTTTTCTTCATTTGCCCATACGGGTTTTCTTGCTCCAAGTAAGGTTGCTCCTATTGATTTAATTGTTATTGTCATCATGAAATCCTTTGACATGTTGTTGAATCTGCGGAACCGAACTGAACTCCATGGATTCTCCATGTGCCAGTCAAACTACTACTTCCACCATTGTTTCCCGCACCATCAGACCACCTAAAAAATGTGGCTGCACTACCTTTGGTTCCACCAGGACTTATATTTTGTCCACTTCTTAAACAGGCAAAACTTCCAACAACTCCTAAAGACACTACAGGGATACTTGAACCCGCTGGTATGTTCGTTAAATTAGCTGCACTTATTGCTGGCAAGTCACCCGTAAGTTTAGTTGCGTCTAAAGTTTGAGTACCCGTCACAGTAACTCCGCCTACGATAAAAGCCATTTACATCTCCTATTATTGAAAATTATCATCATGAAATCCTTTGACATGTTGTTGAATCTGCCGAACCTGCCTGAGTTCCATGCACTCTCCATGTACCAGTTAAACTTGTACTTCCCCCATTGTTCCCTGCACCATCAGACCATCTAAAAAAAGAGCCAGCTTTTGTTCCACCAGGACTTATATTTTGCCCACTTCTTAAACAAGCATAACTTCCAACAACTCCTAAAGAAACAACTGGTATACTTGAGCCCGCTGGAATACTTGTTAAGTTAGCCGCACTTATTGCTGGCAAGTCACCTGTGAGTTTCGTTGCATCTAAAGTCTGTGTGCCAGTTACAGTAACTCCACCTACGATAAGAGCCATATCACATCTCCTCTAGTTTAAATTTATATTTCTTGCCATTCAATCTATTTAATAAAAATAAATCATCAGCACCCTCTTGTATTGTCCAAGAGCCTCTAGTGCCATCTACTTCATTATCTCTTGTCTTGGTATTATTTAAGTTTATATCACCAGTATATATGTCACGCCATTGTTTTGAAGATGATCCTAAGTCATGCGTGTCATCTGCGGCTGGTAATAGTGCTCCACCAAAGGTAGCACCTGAATTAAATGTAGCAGCACCTGCTTCACTGCCGTCAAGAGTTAACATGGTAATATCAGAACTATTGTCTGTGCCTTTAAATATAATATCCGTATCATTGCCTTGAGCATCGATAGTAATATTTCCTGCCGATGTTGCTAACGTGGATGCTGCATCACCCGTAGATATATCATCCAAAGCGACACCTGAAGCCACTGTATCAAAAGCTAATACACCACTGCCGTTTGTTTTTAGAAACTGTCCATTTGAACCATCAGAAGATGGTATTGTAAATGTTGTGCCACCAGAAGTTAATTTTAAATTTGAGCCATCAGATAATACAGCTTCGTTTGAGTCATGTAGTTGTAGTGTTGGTGTTCCTCCACTGTCTGTCAAAAGTAAACCAGTATCATGTACATGAGTTAATGCAATTTCAGAATTAGCACCAAAAGATAAAACAGCTCCGTCTGAGGTCAAACTTACATCATCTCCAACTATGACATCATCATCTACTGTTAAATCTACGGCAGCTAAATGTGCAAAAGCATCAACCACTGCTGCACCAGATCCTGCTCCATCTAAATAAACAACTTTCACAGTGCCAGGAGCTATTGTTACATTTGCACCAGATCCTTGAGAAATTATAATATTTTGTGAGCCACTTGTTCCGTTTTCAATGATATGAACACGTTTCATTGTATTAGGTGCTATCGTAATCGTACAAGCTGAGTCTAATGTTCCAGTATATTTAATAAACATAGCTCTGCCAGCATCAGAACTAGCGTCTGCTACTGTCGTTGTGTGCGTATCTGCGTTTGTTGTTATGCCCTCTGTACCAAAACCTAATGCCTCACCTATAAGTTCAAGATTTGTATTTGTTTTAGTACCCCAGTTACCCGACTGTTCTCCAGTCGCCATTTCTTCGAGTCTAAGATTATTTACAAATGTACTAGCCATATTACTTTCCTTTTGTTAAGCCGCTGTTTCTACCCAATTAGCTGTTTGGTCAGGAACAATCAAACTATATATTATTTCTTCTCCAGTGCTACCAGTGGCACTGACTCCAGTTAAAGATACCACAGTTTGTCCCACTATGGCAAGTGTTCCCATTTCTCCTAAACCAAAAACATCAGTTACAGGAAGCACCAAAGTTAAATCAATGGTTTCTTCCCCTAAAGCAGTTGTACCAGTCACTGTCGTTGGACTGGCTCCTGCTCCTCCAGTAGCTACAACGCTACCCACACTTCCAGTTGCACTTACTCCAGTTGTTGAAAGATTTGCTCCACCACTTACAGCCTCATCGCCTATATTAACAGTTCCAGTAATGGCATCTTCGACAACTTTAGCACCACCTGCTGCCAAAGCATCACCAATACCACCAGTAGCAGATGCACCAGTTGGCACAACCTCAATCGATGGAACAGCAGTGGCAGTTCCTATTGCACCAGTAGCGGATAATCCAGTTTCAATAACTAAAGAACCTGCTGTTGTTCCCTCTTCTCCTAAAGCAGAAGTACCAGCAACGCCAGTTACTGAAAAAGATGCCGTGCCAGTTTCAACTGTATTGCCAACCGCACCAGTTGCACTTACTCCAGTAGGACTTACAACTGTTTGAGCTGCTGCGTTTTCATCACCAAGAGCGGATGTTCCAGCAACGCCAGTGACGTTAAAAGCTATATTGCCACTTGCCGACTCATCTCCAAGAGCGGATGTTCCAGTAACACCACTTGGTAAAACTTTAGCAGTTCCTGTTTCAACTGTATTTCCTAGTGCTGAGGTGCCTGCTAAACCAGTTTCAATAACTGTGGCTCCAGCAGTAGTGCCTTCATCTCCAAGTGCCGTAGTGCCAGCAACACCAGTAACCTCAACGGCTAGAGGAGCATTCCACGCTCCTTCACCCCATGTGCCTCGACCCCAACCAGTAATGTTCGCCATTGGTTAGCCTTTTGTTAGGCTATTCTAATAATAGCGTTTGATGCGTCTGCTGTTGGAAATTGAATTGTAAAAGTGCCCGCTGTAGATGTTTTATTAGATGTGAAATCTAAAACAGCAACTGCTTTATTACTATCAGAACTATTATAGATTAAAGCTCCCATTGCAGTAATTGTTGCAGTTGTGAAACTTAAATCAGCAAAATCTGTAAATGCAGTTGTACCAGAAGTAGTTGGATCAACTCTTGTTAAAGTACCACCACCAGTTGCGTAAGTTCCACTTGAAGCAACTTCACCTGTTGTAACAAGTGCAGTTGTTGTTGCTCCTAATGTTGCAGTTGTTGATGATTTTCCGCCACTTCCCTCTGCAAAAAGTGCTAGTTTAAAGGTGTCTCCACCAGAGTTTTTGAAATTGTGTACACCTTCTAGTAACTCTTGCTTGAAGGAAGTACACATTGCTTGTGCTATAGCCATATTAGAGTCTCCTTATATATTCAGCCATTTCCTTGTGACCACTTGATCGCAAGGCTTGAATGATTGTACCACGCTCTTCCTTTCTTGCCAAGAGAAGATAATGATGAATTATCCCTTTCAGTTGTTCTTTGAATAATTTAGCTTGTTCTTTCAAATGTGAAGGTGCATCTTCTGATACACTTGCAATTTTTTCAACAGCTAGATCTGCTATTTGTTCATTACTCAAGCCTCCTTGTTCTGAGGTTTTTACAATTACACTTCCTAATTGTGATACATTAACATTAAACATCTTTTTTCTCCTCGTAAGTTACTCCTGGTATATCTTCTCTTCCAATAATATTAGATGTTGCATCTAATGGCTCTGGTGGCTCTAATTTTGATTTTCTTGTAATTAGCATACTGCCATTTGTTGCGGTAGATACAAGTGGATCATCTAATCTATGATAACCATATAACTTTTGATCCTCTGGCACATTCATATCAAGTAAAGATGAATTGTGAGCAATGTTTACTTTTGTACCTTTTGATATGGCAACTGCTAACCAAAACTCACAACAAGCTCTACCCGCCTCTGCAAAGTTAATTGCTTTGTGAGTGAAATCAATTCCATACAAATGTAAATCTGTAACTTTTTGCGATATAGCATATGCAAGTGAATAAGCAACAGTATTATTTAAATAAGCATATCCAGTTTTTTGAATTACTTCTTGTAATGGAAACTCTACAACATCTGGACATCTTTTATCTAAAGTGCAACTAAAAATAGGAATGTTTATCTTTTGTTTTAATCTGTCTGCCATGATGTTCGTTTGTTTACCAGCATTTGGCGTGTCAAGAAATCTTGATGGTGGGTCCATCATAAAACATTTATCGTGATAAATAACGCCTGACATAGAATTTATTGCCCAAACTTCATCAAACTTTTCGCTTCTAATTTTTGCTAATATATATTCTGAAAAACTATTGCCTAAACCAACAATAGCCACACTATTTAATTTTTTCATTTTGCTACCTTTTTATTGTTTTGGGATTCTTACTAGACCCTCCCTATAAGCATCAGTATTTTCTTGTGCTTCACCATATATTTTTAATCTACTCATGGCTTCTGTAAAACGTGCAGTGTATAATTGTAGTAAATCATTCTCACCTTTCATAAAAGTGTAAGCCTCAACCAAGCAAGCATACAATAAAGCATCTGGTGCATTTGTGCTAATCCATGTGGTTTCAGAATCCACTGTGGTCAAAGAAGCTGGTCTATAATAATAATGCAATTCAACTGCGTAACTTGTATCAGGTGTTGGTGCAACGATAAACGTATCTACGTCAAAAGAGGAGTAAAACCTTGGACTTCCTGTCGTGCTTGGATTAGGTGTAAATTCTTGAATAAAATTTACATCCTTTTGTAATAAAAAAACATTTTGACTGCTTGAATTAACATAAGACAAAGAAAATGTTGATAAATAATCTGATGGTTTTTCTAAAAATTTGTTACCACTTGTCATCGACCCTGTAACATTTTTTCTAAAATAATCTAAATCAACGACTTTAAATATTCTCTCTTCTGCATTCTTTATAAAAAAAGGTATTTCCGCCACGAATGTTGCTTCATCATTTTGTGTCCACTCTTGTATGGAAGAAGTTAATGTTGTTAACGTAAAACTCATGACGTACTCACTGTTACTGTGCCTACACTTGCTGTTGCACTGAATGGTGTTAATAAACTGCCTAAATTACCTAGTCCAGTATTAGTGTATACTGTAAATTTTTTATTGTCATCTTTCGTGTCAGGTCTAGCATCTCTTATTGCTTCAGGGTCAGGTGTTGATCTAACTGGTTCTAATTGAGGATGTTTTTCTTCATATTCGTCTTTACCAACAATAGAGCCATTCCACTCTTTTCTTGTATCTTTCAGACGATACCTAAATCCAGACCTATCTGATATTCTATAAGAGTATTTACCACTAGCAAAAGGCATTATCCAACCTTATAATAATCAAGTTTTGGTGTTACATTGAATGCTGACCTGTCTCTATCTTCAGCCATAGCCCTTTCAAATTCTTCTTCATAGACACTTTTTAATAACTGTATTCTGTCTGGT